GGGCTCTAAGTCTTCTGCAAAGTCTTCTCTATGCCTTCAGATGATTGGCTTAGCACAAAAAGAAGGAAAGATCTGTGCATGGATTGATGCTGAGATGTCATACGATAAATCATGGGCTGAAAAACTCGGGGTAGATACATCAAAACTAATTGTTTCACAATGTAGAACAATTAATGAGATGGTAGATATTGGTACTAGTCTTATGAATGCTGGTGTAGATATGGTAGTTGTTGACAGTATTACATCATTACTACCAGCAATTTATTTTGAAAAGGATTCAGATGAACTTAAGCAACTTGAAAATACTAAGCAAATTGGTGCTGAGTCTCGTGACTTTAGCAACGCTTGGAAGATGATTAATTATGCAAATAACAAGGTTAAGCCTACACTATTTGTCCTTATTAGTCAAAGTCGTAACAATATTAGCGCTATGTATACTAGCCAGCAGCCTACTGGTGGTCAGGCTACTAAGTTTTATTCCTCTACGGTTATTAAGTTATTTTCTTCAGAATCAGACAATCAAGCAATTAAGGGGAAGATTAATGTTGGTGACAAACTTATTGAAGAAAAGATTGGTCGCAAAGTTCGCTGGGAATTACAGTTCTCTAAAACATCTCCTGGTTTTCAAAATGGTGAGTATGACTTTTATTTTAGAGGCGATAACCTTGGCATTGATGCTATTGGTGATCTTGTTGATACCGCAGAACTAGCGGGGCTAGTGACAAGAACTGGTGCTTGGTATCAACTTGAAGATGGAACTAAGGTTCAAGGCAGAGAAGGGTTTATCAATAGAGTCAGAGAAGATCTTGATCTACAAGATTCTTTGAAGAAGAAACTTTCAAATGGCTGAAGAAAAGTTTTTACCTGTTCCAGGAAAGTTTATTTGTCAAAAATGTAAGCAAGATGTAACTGCAGCAAGATTTTGGTATGAAACTGGAGACGTTACATGGATGTGCCAGAATAAACATATATCAAGAGTAGAACTTGTTGCTAAGAAAAAAAAGAAGAAAGATTTTGGGGATGAGTGAAAGAGGAGAAAGCAAGAGGCTTGGTGCAAAACAGCACAAAAACTCTGGCAGAAACACTCATAAAGGTGATGCTACTTGGAGAAACTTTACGGTTGACTTTAAGGAATATCCAAAAGGAATTACAGTAAATAAAGATATTTGGGCTAAAGCAGTTACAGATGCTATTAAAAATGGCAATGATCCAGCAATCTTTATTGTTCTTGGCGAGGGCAATTCCAAGGTAAGGCTAGCGGTAATTGAAGTAGAAATGCTAGAGCAATTAACAGAAGGGTACGAAGATGACACAGCAAAGTGAATCAGGACAAACAACTATTGATATGGTTAATGGTTTAGCAGAAATTGCAGACTACATGCAAGATGAAGAGTTAACCGTTGCGCTAACAATGATTGCCAAACTAATCATTAAGCCAGACATCCCGCCACATGTGGCAAGTCTAGAGATAGTAAGGCTGCAGGCAATTGCAGCAAAAATGTCATTCAAGGCTACCTGGTTAACGAATGTAGACAAAAGTGATAGAGCAAAAAAGAATATTTACTATACTGCAGCAGAAGCAATTAACGATTTGGTCTCAGCGCTTAAGTACATAATGCGTTAACTGATATAATAGATGAAACAAGGGAAACTACTAATGACGAAGAACTTACTAAAAGAGATTATGCTTAAGCCTACCGAAGAGAATGATGCATTTGAGACAGAGAAATTTGTTGAGACTATTCAAAATGGGTACCTTGCAGATCGTGGTACAAAGTTTCAAACGAAAAAAACATTTGGTCCATCTACCATTGCATATGGTCACGGAGAATGTCCTAGATATTGGTACCTAGCATTTTCTGGTGCCAACTTTGAAGACAATAATACTCCATATGATGTAGCAAATATGACTAATGGAATTATTTCACATGAGCGCATTCTTGGCAAAGCATTTGCTGGCTCTGGAATTCTTATTGACACAGAGTTTGATTTAAGAGAATCAGATCCTCCTATTTATGGCAAGGTAGACGGGTTAGTTAGGTGGCAAGATGAAGAAGTAGTTGTTGAAGTAAAAACAACTAATGAAATGGTTTTTGAATATAGAAAGAGAACAAATAAGCCAAAGGCTGGTCACGTAATCCAGTTGCTTATTTATATGAAGGTTCTTAAGAAAGCAAAGGGTGTTCTGGTTTATGAAAATAAAAATAACCATGAACTACTTGCTATACCAGTTCAAATTAATGAAAACTATATCAATTGGATAGATCAGGCATTTGAATGGATGAGAGTTGTTCGTAAGGCATGGGAAGAAAAACAACTGCCTATGAAAAACTATAGATCAAATGCAAAGATTTGCAAGAACTGCCCACTAAAGTCAGACTGCGACAAAGCAGAGGCGGGAGTTATTAAAATTGCATCTCTGGAGGAATTGAGTGAAACGATGTGATAGGTTTGAATGTGAAAACCACTTCAAACCAAAAGTAAGTTATCAGATTTATTGTAGCGAAGAGTGCAGGGATCTTGCTACAAAAGATAAGATTGCTGAAAGATATCAGGTCACAAAAAGACAAAAGCGTTTAGGCAAAGTCCGAAGATGTCTTGGTGGATGCGGTGTTCAACTATCCATCTACAACGATTCTGGGTTTTGTTCTAACTGTAATATTAGTGAAAAAGCAGTAGGAAAAATGTTAAAAGAAGTAAAGGGGTTCTTTGATTATGAACAAGACTAAGCCAGAAAGAATTTGTGCTATAGATGCCAGCACAAACAGTCTTGCCTTTGCTATTTATATTGATGGTAAATTAGACAGTGTTGGCAAGATTAACTTTGAAGGTAAAGACATATATGAAAAAGTAGGGGATGCTGCTATTAAGACTAGGGCATTTTTTAATAATTTTATTAATGTTGATGCCATTGTCATTGAGCATACCGTTTTTATGAACAGCCCAAAAACTGCTGCAGATCTTGCACTTGTTCAGGGAGCGCTGCTTGGTGCTGCTGCAATGTGCGGTATTCGGACGGTAGGCAAGGTATCTCCAATAACATGGCAGAACTACCTTGGTAATAAAAGACTATCTAAGGAAGAACAACAGCAAGTAAGGGTTGCAAACCCTGGTAAGTCTTTATCTTGGTATAAAACATATGAGCGTGATTTTAGAAAGAAAAGAACAACTAAACTGCTTGACATTGTTTATGATAAGAAGATAGAAGATTATGATGTTGCAGATGCTGCTGGCATTGGGCATTGGGCTATTCATAACTGGGACAAAGCAATAGGAAATGTTTAATGAATAGAGATACTTTTAGTTTTAAAGAAGAAGATGAAAAGGTTATTCTAACAGTCAATACACTTGTACCAACAAAGTGGTTATTGGTAGATAGAGAAACGGGTCAAGTTTATCAAGGGCATCCAAAAGGATATTGGGATAAACTAAAAACAGTAGAAAGAGATAATGCGTAATGCCAGAGTTAAATGCAAACATACCACCTATTGAATGCTATGTGCGTGGTAATTTCTTAAGAGATCAGTTAGACAGTCACGATCAGTATTTCCCATGTGTAATCTTTGGAGTGTCAAGTATTAAGGCTAGAAGCCCTCTATTTCATTTCATGATGGAAGATGGTGGTATTTGGTGGCGTATGCCAATAAATGCTTTTTGTACTAAGCCAGGAGTTCCAGAAGAACCAATTCATAATCTTGTTCTATGGAATTCTTTTAGTCCACATGTTTCTGTTACAAAGTTTCAAGCATTAAGCAATATGAGAATGTCCTACATTGATAGAAGCAAAAATACTATTCCTGGAACATACCTGTTTACTTTAGATTGGCATAGCCCAGAAACTAATATACTAGATGATGGGTATTCTGAAAACCCAGGGCAGCATAAATGTGGTCATGTTATTCAAAGAGATGACGGAAATTTTGCGGTACAGCCAAACAACAGGGTAAGAATTAAAGAGCCATCCTTTGTTACCAAGAAAGACCTAGTGATAAATAGATTAATTAACACAAATAAGTGGGATGTTGAAAGTTACGATAAGTGGATACTTGAAGACTCTAATGCCTATGATTATGATGTTATTGATACGGAATTTGACAAATAATACTATGGCTGGTAAACTATATACATCGGAAGTCTATATGCGTAAACGTTATGTTATGGATAAAAAGACTCCAGAGGAGATTGCAAAGGAGTGTGGATGTACAGTGGAGACTGTCTATGTATACCTTGCAAAATTTGGATTAAGAAAGAGTAAACGATGAGCGATAACTTAAACATAACCGTTGATCAGGTAAATCACCCTGCTCATTACACAACAGATCCTTCTGGCGTAGAGTGCTTGGAAATTACTCGTCATCGTAATTTTAATATCGGCAATGCTTTTAAATACTTGTGGCGAGCAGGACTAAAGGATGAGGCAAAAACAATTCAAGACCTTGAGAAAGCAATCTTTTATATTAAAGATGAAATAA